CCTATATTGACCGCAAAATGTGGGGATAAGTACCCCTATATTTTCACTTAAAACTCTAAGTAACAGCGGAATAAGCTATTTTAGCCCGCACACCGCTGCCACGCTTCGATTTGCATCAGCGCAGCACACAGCAGCACACCACACCGGACACACGTCAGTGGAGGCGACGACATTCGCAGCGAAAAGTGGGCGGAAATGGCCAGGATTGAGGGGAGTCAGGGGGAGGAAAATGGGCGGGCGGTGGCTGCTCCGTCACCGCTGTCGGCGGATCGAGAGAGCCACAACCTTTACGCAACACCGGCAGCAGCGTCGTTGCGGGCACGTGCAGCACTCTCTGCCGCGCGCTGCTCCGCCTCTTCTGCCCTCTCAGCCAGCTCTTCTGCATGCTGTTTGAGACGACCTATCTCTTCAGCCTGTTCGGTGATCTTCTGAAGGAGCTGCATTACAAGTTCAGGTGGCGATTGAACAGCATTTGAACAGGGTTCTTCCTCTTTTTGAACAGTACTTGAACACTCTTGAACGCTCTGTTCAATCTCGTCATCAAGCTGTCGGATCATTGTGCCTATGCCTAGCAATAACCACTCTGTTGATATGTCGTATTTCTCACACATGGTCGCCATCATGTCTACGCCAGCCTTCATTCGTCCGTTCAGAATTTCTGAAAACTTAGCAGGCTTAACGCCTAGTGATTCAGCCAAAAGTGTCTTTGAGAGCCCCGTTTTTCTCTGTAAAATGGACTGAATCGCCTCCAGAAACCTATCGTTTATCGAATTTTTTTCCATATTTTCTGAAAATAATTGCCGAAAAATTTGGATACAATTCAGAAACTCTGTAATATTGCACCCAGTTAATAGTTAACAACGCCCCGAATATACGAAAAACAAACGAAAAGCGGAGCAAACAAACGAAAAAAAGCAAACCAATAAGATACAATGGAGAAACAGATTATTATTGATGGCAAGACACGAACATTAATTAAGAATGCCTTTAGATGTTCGCACATGCAAGTGTGGAGAGCGGTTCACTTCCGCTTCGACACAGACCTAACACGCAGAATTCAGAAGATGGCCATTCTGAAGGGCGGTGAACTGATAGGCTGCACGGCAGCCGAGAAGGAGGCGACGATGGTTCGCCTAGGATTACACATAAACAAGAAACAAACCTTTGATAGCAATGAAGAAGATACAAACGAAGAACGCGACTCAGCTGAGTCAGCGGTCAGCTGAGAGAAGCAATGACTGGTGGGGAAACCTGAAGACCAGAGAACGGAACATCTGCCGATATGCGGCGGTCTCTTTTATCACACTCCTGACAGTGGGCGGCACAACGATGTGGCTGGCGCTGGCACTAGTGGTTAACCTGGCAAACGCCGTGCGCTTGTTGCGACACGTAGAGCTACCACAGGGATAAGGAATATCACATTAATATATAAGAGACAGGCAAAGAAATGGAATACTACAACAAACAGCTGTGCGTGGGCTATGGGGAGCTGGTCGAAGGTGATGAGCCAATCATCACCAGAGCAGCACTCAACAAGCAGATACAGCGAGGATCGATTGCACGGTATGGCAAACCAGCCCCGGGCAAGCCAGTCCTGATTGCGTATTCATCATTGCCGACCAAGTATAAAGAGCGTTGGGTTGCGCTATATGGCGACCCGGAGAAGAAGATGAGGGAAGAGATGAACAGACAGCGAGTGAAGCGAGACGCGCGGGCAGCGGAGTTCTACAGCGAGTACCGCTACGAGAAGAACGGCGAGATGGTGAGTCTGCCGGAGGATGCCGTGGAGGAGCTGACCGTGAACGCAAGTGTGCTGAACGCCCTGGTGACGGAGGTGAACGTGATGAGAGCGACGGCAGCGAAGCTGTGCGGTCGTGGCGGTGACCGCCGTGCCGCGATGGTGGCGCTGGCGCAGGAGCTGAAGAACTACTGGCCGCACACCCTTCCGACGGGTGAATCGCGCTTGGCGACACTGATGAGCCGATACCGCAAGGAGGGGTATCAGGTGTTGATCTCGGGCAAGTATGGCAACAAGAACTCGCTGAAGCTGTCGAGCGAAGCTCAGGAGTGGCTGATAGCGATGAAGAGATGCAGGAAGCCGGTGATGAACGACGCTCAGATCTTCGAGGCATACAATGAGGAGGCGCCTCGCCGAGGCTGGCAGCCGATCAAGAGTCAGCGCACGCTGGCAGGCTTGCTCTACTCGCCCGCCATTCAGCCCCTCTGGTACGATGCGGTCTACGGAGAGCTGGCAGCTAACCAAAAGTTTAGCCGCCGACATCATACGGAGCTCCCAGCAATGCGCGACGCGCTCTGGTACGGCGATGGTACTAAGATTAACCTCTACTACAGAGATGAACGTGGCCAGGTGCGCACGACCAGTGTCTACGAGGTGATTGACGCCTACTCGGAGGTATTTCTGGGTTACCACATCAGTGACCACGAGGACTTCGAGGCGCAGTATGGCGCCTACCGCATGGCCATTCAGGTGGCTGGGCACAAGCCCTACGAGCTGGTCTACGATAACCAGGGCGGACACAAGAAGCTGGAGAGTCAAGGCTTCATGGCAAAGATAACAAGCCGCATCCACCGCTCGACGAAGGCGCACAACGGTCAGAGTAAGACCATTGAGAACGCATTCGGCCGATTCCAGAGCGAGGTGCTGCATAAGGAGTGGTTCTTCACGGGACAGAACATAACGGCGAGGAAGGAGAGCAGCCGACCGAACCTGGAGTTCATCAACGAGAATAAGGACAAGCTGCCGACGCTGGTCGAGTTGAAGGCGAAATATGCCGAGCTGCGCAAGGAGTGGAACTCAATGCCTCACCCCGCAACGGGCATCAGCCGACAGGAGATGTACGACACGAGCGTGAACCCCGACACCGAGGCGGTGACCACTCAGGAGATGATCAGAATCTTCTGGATGATGACCGACAAGCCGGTGACCTACGGAACGAGCGGAGTGAAGGTGACCATCAACCGTCGCGAGTACACCTACGAGGTGCAGAGCGAGGCTGGAGTTCCCGACCACGAGTTCCTGAGCAGGAACGTGGGGAGCAAGTTCAGAATTCAGTACGACCCCTACGACTTCGGCAGCGTCCGCCTCTACTCGGAGGACAAGGATGGCAGTCTGAGATTCGTCCGCGTGGCGACTCCACCGATGCGCATCCACCGCGCCATTCAGGAGCAGACGGAGAGCGAGGCACGATTCATCCGTCAGGAGGAGGAGGCCAACCGCCGCGACCGCATAGAGCGAATGGTGAGAGCGAAGGAGATCGAGAGGAAGCACGGGGTGATGCCTGAGCAGCTGGGGCTCGTGACACCGAAGCTACAGGGAGCGACGACGGAGACTCGTCGAGAGATTGAACGAAGGACGGCGCTCTACCGAGTGGGTCCCATCGAGGAGACTCAGGCGGGACGCGCCACGAAGCAGAAGAGCAACATCACCTGGGACCAGATAATGGCTCCAAGAGAGTTCGACGAAAAGAAGGTGATTGGCAAGCTGTAGCTTGCCTAAGAGTTAAGAGTAAAGAGTGAAGAGTAAAGTAATACTATAGTTAAAGAGTTAAGTTGAATACTATTTTAAACCATAAAGCATACAACAATGATAACAGACAATGAAAAAGAGAGCATACGCGAGAGACTGAGAGCGTATGTGGGCAAGTTTCAGAGCCAGAACATGGCAGCGAAGTCGCTGAAGGGAACTTCGGCAGGAACCATCAGTACAATCCTTAACGGAGGTAAGGACGACAGCATCTCGGAAGTGATGTGGCGAAAGATAGGCGCTCAGGTTGGCGGCATGCCGACGCGGGGCGAGGAGTGGAACGTGGCTGATACCTACGCATTCCGCGAGATGACCAGCGTGCTGGAGGATGCTCAGCTGTACAAGAACGTGACATGGGTGACGGGTGAAGCCGGCAGCGGCAAGAGCACGACGGCGCGCCAGTATCAGGCCACTCACCGCGAGGCGTTCTACATACTCTGCTCTGAGGACCTGCAGAGGACAGACTTCGTCCGCGAGATTGCCCGCGCCATCGGCCTTCGTTCGGACGGCATCACGCTGCGCGACCTCTGGGACCTCATCATAGTGGAGATTGTGAAGATGGAGTCGCCGGTGCTGATCTTCGACGAGGCAGACAAGCTGACCGAGACGGTGTTCCACTACTTCGTCTCAATGTATAACAAGATAGAGGACCGCTGCGGCATGGTGTTTCTGTCGACAGATACCATCAAGCAGCGTATAGAGATAGGTCTGCGCTACTATCGTCCGGGGTATAAGGAGTTCTTCTCGCGCATCGGTCGCAAGTACTTCGACCTGAGTCCGGCTGACAAGAACGACGTGGCTGCCATCTGCATGGCTAACGGAGTGACCGACGAGAAGAGCATCGTGAAGGTGGTGGCCGACGCTGCCGACCATGCCAACGACTTCCGCCGCGTGAAGAAGTTCATCCATGTGATGAAGAGGACGACGAAATAGAACCCCCTTAAAACATGAATATTATGATAAGAGAATTTCCAATAGAAGATGATATTATCAAGGCATCGCTCGACACACTGTTTAAGGCAGAGCGGTCACTGATAGCCAAGAGAGCCCCGGAGGCAGTCATAGAAGAGGATGACACACCTTTTCTATGGTTATGTCTACAACCCCCTTATACTCCGACGCTGTCTCATTTGCGGCGTTACGTAGGATACGATGATGAGCCTTATTTTGTCCTTGCCGGTCTCTTGGGACTTTCACAAAGAACGACACCTCCTCCGGGATTCCGTATGCAGGGGTTGAGTATCCGGATTGAGGGTAATAATGCTGACTTTTGTATCTCAGGTTCAGTTTCTTTAGACGACCTCGAAACGCTTCGCGAACGATTTCTGGATCAGAGCAGCAAGAGTCAATGTAAAAGGTGATGCAAAATAATGTTTCCATAATAGATGATATTTTTTACATCGCAAAGATAAGAAAATAAGCCATACACTAACATTAACAAAAACCGGCAAACCGAACACGTACACGACGATGTTTGGGGCGCACGACATAATCAAGAAAAACATTAATACAATGAAACGCAGTTATACCGTAACTGATATTTTGAACAAACGATATAAGACCTTCCCGTTCGACGGCGCGTGGGCAGAGGCCTTCAGCCAGCCGGAACGTCGGGGGCGATGGTTCATCTGGGGCAACTCGGGCAACGGCAAGACATCCTTCGTGATGCAGCTGTGCAAGAAGCTGAGCCAGTATGACACCGTGCTCTACGTGAGCCTGGAGGAGGGCGCGTCGATGACCGTCCAGAAGAACTTCACCCGCTACAAGATGCACGAGTGTGGCAACCGCTTCGCCCTGGTCGTTGAGTCGATGGAAGAGCTGAAGGAGCGACTCCGTAAGAAGAAGAGTCCCTCGATCGTGGTGATAGACTCTCTGCAATACACACAGATGAACTACACCGACTACATCCACCTGAAGGAGGAATTCACCTCCAAGCTAATCATCCTGATCAGTCATGCACGCGGGCGTCTGCCTGCGGGTGAGTCTGCCCAGCGCATTCAGTACGACGCCGACCTGAAGATATGGGTCGAGGGCTACAAGGCCTTCTCGAAAGGTCGGTACATCGGCTCGAAGGGCGAGTTCGTCGTATGGAAAGAGGGGGCGGAGAAATACTGGGGCGAAAGCGGGTCGCTACGCTCCAAGAGTCAGGTCGCTCCGCTCCAAGAGTAAAGAGTTAAGGGTTAAGAGTAAAGTAATAATAGATTAGCAATTCATAAATAAACATTCAACGTTATGAGTACACGCAAGACAGTGATTGAGATTGAGGCTCCAAGCTGCCCCGCCATCGGGGTGAAGGAGAACTTCATGGTGCTGGGTGTCACCTGCGGCTACTGCGG